ACAGCCGACGGGATACCAAGGCGGAGCTTTTTAAATGACAACTTCCGGAACCTCATCGTTCAACCGCGACTTAACAGAAATTGTTGAGGAAGCGTTCGAGCGCGTGGGTTCGGAGTTGCGTACGGGCTACGACCTGAAGACCGCCCGCCGGTCTTTGAACCTTATGTTCGCTGATTGGGCCAACCGTGGCATCAACATGTGGACGTTCGAGCAGGGCTCCATCAATTTGGTCCCCGGCCAAGCGACATACAACTTGCCCGCCGACACTGTAGACCTGCTTGAGCATGTGATTCGCACGGGCGCAGGCAGCGCCTCAACGCAGGCCGACCTGACCATCACCCGGATCAGCGTCTCCACCTACGCCACGATCCCCAACAAGCTGCAGCAAGCCCGACCCATTCAGGTTTGGATTGAGCGCTTGGACACGCCTCGCATCACGGTTTGGCCAACTCCAGACAACTCCCAGCCGTACGTGTTCGTGTACTGGCGCATGAGGCGCATCCAAGATGCTGGCAACGGCATCAACACAATGGACATGCCTTTCCGATTCATCCCCTGCATGGTAGCGGGCTTGTCCTACTACTTGGCCCTGAAGGTGCCCGGGGGTGCGGAGCGCCTGCCTATCCTGAAACAGCAGTACGATGAGGCTTGGGAATTGGCCAGCACAGAGGACCGGGAGAAGGCGTCGGTACGATTTGTGCCCCGTCAGATGTTTATCGGGAGCGGCACGTAAATGGGCAACCGCTTTGCGTCCGGCAAGAACTCGATCGCCCAGTGCGATCGTTGCGGGTTTCGCTTTAAGCTGACCTCCTTGCGCAAAGAGGTTATCAAGACCAAGACGTACAATCTCTTGGTCTGTGATGCGTGCTGGGACCCTGATCAGCCGCAGTTGCAGTTGGGGATGTATCCGGTGGATGACCCACAAGCAGTGCGTAACCCGCGTCGGGACACAACGTATGTGACGGCCGGACCAAACGCAGCGGGCAACCTGACCGGCGGATCAAGGGATATTCAGTGGGGCTGGAACCCGGTTGGCGGGTCCCGGTTCTTTGATAACGCGTTGACACCAAACTACTTGGCGTTGAGCGTGGAAGTTGGTACAGTTACAGTACAGATAGGAGTCTGACATGGACGCAAAAACCGCAGTGCGCAAGCACGAATCGAACATGCACCCCGGTGCCAAGCCCACCAAGCTGCGTGCTGGTGGCAAGACCAACAGCGACATGCTGAAGATGGGTCGTAACTTGGCCAAGGTCGCCAACCAGAAAGCGCCGACACGTACCGTGCGCGGAACGGGCATCTGATCATGGCCACCTACAACCAACCCAAAGCAGCGCAACCTGCTGTGTTGCCCAAGACCAACGCCATGAAGGCGATGAAGGACACCAACGTGTCCGTGGCCAACAACCACAGCAACGAGTATCCCGGCGTCAAAACCTCGGGCATCAAGATTCGTGGCACTGGCGCGGCGACCAAAGGCGTGATGGCCCGTGGCCCCATGGCGTGAGGACTGAATGAACTACACCCAGTTGAAGGCGGCGATCATCGCCTACACAGACAACCAAGACCCTGCCTTTGAGGCGGAGGTTCCCGTGTTTGTGAAGCAGGCGGAGCAGCGCATCTTCAACATGGTGCAGTTCCCTTCGCTTCGCAAAAACGTCACGGGTTCGACCACCAGCGGCAATAAGTATCTGGCATGCCCTGCCGACTTTTTGTCAGTGTATTCGTTGGCTGTGGTGGACACCGCCACGGGGGCGTATGAGTACATGCTCAACAAGGATGTGAACTTCATCCGGCAAGCGTACCCTGTCCCTTCCAGCATAGGCTTCCCCAAGTACTACGCACTGTTCGGCCCGCAGTCCAACGACATCAACGAGCTGACGTTCATCTTGGGTCCCACACCCAACGGCACGTACACGGCCGAGCTGCATTACTTCTACTACCCCCCGTCGATCGTTGACGCGGGCACCTCGTGGTTGGGTGACAACTTTGACAGCGTGCTGCTTTACGGCGGTCTGGTCGAAGCCTACACCTACATGAAGGGTGAGCAGGACATGATGCAGCTCTACGACGGCAAGTTCAAAGAAGCCATGATGCTGGCCAAACGTCTGGGTGATGGGCTTGAGCGTTCTGACGCTTACAGAAGCGGTCAGTTCCGCGCACCGCCCCTACCGCAAAACAACGGGGTGACCTGATATGGCAATTCTTCAAACCGCAACCACGTCGTTCAAAGTGGAGTTGCCGCAAGGCATCCACAACTTCGGCCCCACATCGCCTGACACGTTCAAGATCGCGCTGTACACAGCCGCTGCCGATCTCGGCTATGCCACCACGGCGTACACCACCTCGGGCGAAGTCGTTGGCGCAGGCTACACGGCGGGCGGCAACACGCTGACCATCACGGTGACTCCGGTGGCAGCCAACAACAGTAGCGGTACCCCAACGGCGTATTTCAGCTTTGCCAACACCTCTTGGACAAGCGCCACGTTCACGGCTCGCGCAGCACTGATCTACAACAGCACCGAGGGCAACAAGTCCGTGGCTGTTCTGGACTTCGGCGCTGACAAGACCGTGAACAACGATACCTTCCAAATCATCTTCCCAACTGCCGATGCCAACAGCGCTATCGTGCGCATCTCGTAAGGACACATCATGGAACACAGCAAAGCACAAGACAGCGTTACAGCAGGCCTGATTGCTCAACGCGCAGGCACTGAGCGTATTGGCGCTGGTGGCGTGTTCACCGTCACTTGCGTGGGTGCAGACGGCCAAGAAAAGTGGTCAGACACCTTCCACAACCTCGTGGTCAACCAAGGCCTGCAGGACATGAACTCCAAGTACTTCAGCGGCGTGGGTTATACGGCTGCTTGGTTCCTTGGTCTGGTTCAAGGCCCCGGCTCCGGCAACACATACGCTGCTACCGACACACTGGCCACAAATCCCGGTTGGAATGAATTGGTCCCCGGCACGGCCTACACTGGCAACCGCAAGACAGTGACATTTGGCACGGCCACCACGGCTGATCCGTCGGTGATTGCCAACTCCGGTAGCCCAAGCTCGTTTGCCATGCTGGTGAATGGTACTGTGGTTGCTGGTGCATTACTGGCCAGCGTGAACAGCGGCACTTCCGGCATCTTGTTCTCTGTGGGCAACTTCACGGGCGGCGACAAGACGGTAGATAACGGGGACACGCTCAACGTGACCTACTCCTTCTCGCTCGACGCCGCCTGATAGGACGTGCGGTGTTTGGCGATGTCACTTTTGCCCAAGCACCTTTCGCCTCTTTAGGCGGGAACACGTTCGCCGTCTCCGCAACTGAAACGGCTACAGCTACTGAAGTCACCGCCGTCCCCAGCATTATTCGGGGCGGCATCATCAGCGAGACCTCCACGGTCCAAGACGCTTTTGTCAGCCAAGCCATCATGCGGCCCACGCAGGCCGAGACAGCATCCGCATCGAGCGTGCAGTCGGTGATCGCCACCATGGTGGCCAGCGCTTTGGAGCAGGCCGGAGCCACTGACGCGCAGACAGCGATTGGCACCTTCTTGGCATCGCAGGCAGAGAGCACAACCGGCACGGCAGCACAGACAGCCAACGGTACGCTCAGGGCCGTGCAGATAGAAAGCGCCACGGGCGACGACGACATGACTCGCGGCTTGCTGGTCTCTGTAGCCATCGCAGAGAGCGCCACGGGTACAGCCACTCAAGTGGCTCAGATCAGCGTGAATGCGTCAATTGCAGAGGTCGTCAGCGCCCTGAGCATGCTGGGCGTCATCAAGACCGCCAACGTGTACCCAACGGGTGTGCAGCTCACCATCAATATTGGGGGAGTTCTGGTTTGGGCCACAATTGACGACAATCAGACTCCCGACTGGCAAAATATCGCCAACACTCAAGGTAGTGGGTGGACTTCGGTATTAGACGCTCAGTCCCCCGGCTGGGCTGCAATCACAAATACCCAAGGTAGTGGCTGGACTGATGTCAACGATGCGCAGTCCCCCGGCTGGACGCAGCTACCATCGTAAGGATTAAAAATGGCATTGGCACTCAAAGATCGCGTCAAGGAAACGACCACAACAGCGGGCACCGGCACGGTTACTTTGGCTGGCGCAGCCGCAGGGTTCCAGTCGTTCGCTGCCGTTGGTGACGGCAACCAGACCTTCTACGCCATTGTGGATGCTGCAACAGGCGATTGGGAAGTCGGCGTTGGAACCTATACCGCCTCCGGCACAACTCTGTCGCGCACAACCGTGGTGTCTTCCAGCAATGCTGGCTCGCTGGTTCCGTTTGCTGCTGGCACCAAAGACGTGTTTGTCACCTACCCCGCCTCTCGGTCGGTGTATCTGGATGCAGCGGGCTCCGCCGTCACAACGCTGGACATTGGCACCTTGGGCACGAGCACAGCCAACATCACCACGGCCAACATTACGGCGGGCACCGTAACAACCACCCCGACTACCGGTAACGATTTGGTCAACAAGACCTACGTGGATACCATGGTCTCTTCAGGGTTGACCTACCACGCCCCCGTCAAGTATGAAGTACCCAACACCACTGGCAACTTGACCGCGTTGTACAACCAGCCCGGCGGCGCTGGCGTGGGTGTGGGCGCTACGTTGACAAACAACGGAACCAAGGCGGCGTTTGCCCCGGATGGTCCTACAGCTTTGGTGGGTGATCGTGTTCTGGTCTACAACCAGACCAACGCCTTTGAGAACGGCGTTTACACCGTCACCACGGTAGGCACACCTGATCCGGGCGGCACAAACTGGGTTCTGACTCGTGCCACAGATGCTGACACGTATGCCGTTAAAAACCCAAATGGTCTTGGTCAAGGCGATGCGTTCTTCGTCACATCAGGGGATACCGGTGCGGGAGAAACGTACGAGCTAAACACGGTTGGAGTGATCACATTCGGCACTACAGCGCTTACGTTTGTGCAGATTTCCTCTGCGCAGGTATATAAAGCTGGCACAGGTTTAAACCTATCCCCATCCACCACGTTCAACATCTCTAACGTCGGTACTGCGGGTACGTACGGCTCAGCATCCTCGGTTCCAGTGTTTGTTACAAACGCGCAGGGGCAGGTCACAAGTGTCACGCCAACGGCCATCGCCATCACAGGCGCGGCAGTATCTGGCAACATTGCGGGCCAAGCTGGCTCGGTGGCCAACGCCCTGACGGCTGGCACATATCTGACTTCGGGCGGTACGTACGACGGCTCGGCAGCCCGTACATTTGCTGTGGATGCCACGGACGCAAACACCGCCTCCAAGGTCGTGGCGCGTGACGCCTCTGGCAACTTCAGCGCAGGAACCATCACAGCCACACTGAGCGGTTCGGCAACGAGCGCAACTACAGCGACAAACCTCGCAGGCGGCGCGGCCAACCAGATTCCATTCCAGTCTGGCGCAGGGGCCACGTCGTTTGCTGTTGCACCCACCGCGTCAAACCAAGTCCTGAACTGGAACGGCTCTGCTTTCACATGGAGCGCTGGCACGATCTCTGGTATCCCGCTGGGCAGCAACTTGGCCACTCTGACGCTGGGCTCGTACCTGACTGGCACAAGCTACAACGGATCGACCGCAGTCACTGCTGCAGTGGATGCCACGTCTGCCAACACGGCCAGCAAGGTCGTTGCTCGGGATGCTTCGGGCAACTTTAGCGCGGGCACGATCACTGCGGCACTGAGCGGTAACGCTACGACATCCAGCTCCACCTCTGGCAACGCGGCCACGGCCACAGCTCTTCAGACAGCCCGCACGATCAACGGCGTGAGCTTCAACGGCACTGCAAACATTACTGTCGCCGATTCGACCAAGCTGCCATTGGCTGGCGGCACTATGACAGGCCAGCTCACCACACGCGTTACTAGCGGCACAACGCCAATTGTTAGCGGCAGTGGCTCTGACTCTCTTCAGGTGATGGGCGACGTATCCAACGGCGCATTCATGTCCTTCCATCGCGGCGGGGCGTACGCAATCAACTTAGGCATGAACACCAGCAACGTGTTCGCCCTTGGTGGCTGGAGTGATGGGGCCACTTCCCGCTGGACATCAGATACGGCGGGCAACTTTACGGCGCGTGGTACTGTTGCCGGTACAAACATTACCGCTGCGGGTGCCGTTACTTCTTTAAATGCAAGCAACTTCATAAGCCGCACTGGGTCATCTGGTAACGCAAACACCGATTTTCAGAACACCCCCGCAGGTTCCACGCGAATCCAAGGTGATGATGCTGGCATAACTAACGGCGCTGGAGGTAGTTGGTGGTTTTATCAAAACATGCGTCACAGCAACGCCAGCAACTTTTGGGGTACTCAAGTTGCTTGGGGCTGGGAAGACAACGCCAATAAACTGCGCACTCGAAATATTACGGCTAACACATTTGGAGCGTGGGTTGAGTATGTAAACCCCACCAACTTTAATGCTGTCATCAACCGTGGCTTGTATGTCCGCGAAACCAACAACGGCACAATGGTGGCGGGTCAAACCTACGGTATCTACACTGGCGGGGGAGCAATTAACATGTACCTCCCAACCCCAGCAAACACGGCGCAGGGCGACACAATTAAGATTGTCAATTTGCTGAATTCTTGGACCGCAGGTCAGCCGTTTACGGTGCTCATGAACGGCTCAACGCAGATCATGGGTCTTGCAGAAAACATGACGTGCAACACCAGTGTGGGTGGATTTACACTCACTTGCAACTACAACGACGGCACCGCCCGTTGGAGCGTCACTTCTTGACGTAACTGCCAAAGGAAAAATATGTCAAGCACCTTCTCTAACCTCAAGTTTGAGCTAATCGGCAACGGTGAGCAATTAGGCCAATGGGGCACCACGACCAACAGCAACCTTGGAACCGCCATCGAGCAGGCCATTGTGGGCATGGCCACGTTGACCTCTGCAAACTTCACAGCCAACGTCTGCACACTGACGCTGATTGACCTTAGCCCTCCTACTGCACAGAATGCCCGGGCGCTGTGCCTGAACATCGCTGCTGGCGCTGTGTCTGCTGCGGGAACCATCAACGTCCCGGCCATCCAGAAGCCCTACATCATCATCAACGGCTCCAGCTTTGCTGTGACAGTCAAGGTATCCGGGTTGACCGGGGTAGCCGTGCCGTCTGGCAAGCGCACGGTGGTGTATAACAACGGCACGGATGTGGGAAACCAGATTGACTACCTGTCTTCATTGACGTTGCTGACACCTCTGCCCGTTGCTTCTGGCGGAACGGGAACTGCAACTCCGGGTTTGGTGCAAGGTGCAAACATCACGATCACAGGAACATGGCCAAACCAGACCATTGCCGCTGCAGCACCCGGCACAGGTACAGTGACTTCGGTCGGCGGTACGGGCACGGTTAACGGCATCACCTTGACGGGCACGGTGACAAGTTCTGGCAACCTGACCCTTGGCGGCACGCTGTCTGGGGTGAATCTGGCTTCGCAAGTGACTGGTACGCTTCCAGCGGCCAACGGCGGCACAGGGCAAACCACGCTGACTGGCCTTCCTCTTCCTCAGCCTGTCATCACGCAGAACGTACAGGTGATCGGCACCAACACCACAGCAGTGGCTTCGCGCATCTACGTGCTCACAGCGTCTTTGACACTGACCCTACCTGCTTCTCCAGCCGCTGGAAACACGGTAACAGTGAGCAACATGTCCGGGGCCATTACTGCTGTGATCGGGCGAAACAGCCAGCCCATCATGGCGCTGGCCGAAGACTTGACGGTGGACCTCGACGGCGCTGGCTTTACGCTGGTCTATGCTGACGCAACTCGTGGATGGGTGTTGCTGCCATGACCACAACCTACAGTTTTGAGGGCTGGATGACCGGCGAAAAGCTGGCTCCAGCGCACAACGTGGAGTATGCTCGGGACGGGTATCTCCACTGCGTTGACACCACAGATCAGTCCTGTGTTTTGGTGCTGCCAGCCAAGCCGCATGACGGGTTCAAGATCATCGTGCAGGACAAGTTTTCAAGCTGGGAAGCCAGTCCGCTGGTGATCCACCGTAACGGCAACAAGATCATGGGCATGGAAGAGCATCTGACGTGCAATTTGAGCAACCAAGTGTTTGCGCTGGTTTACGTTGCCGCTTTGCAGGACTGGGTTGTCACGCAAGATTTGAAAATCAACAAGTCAAGAAAGGACTGATGATATGAGCACGTTATCGCAATTTGCGCCGTTCGCCGGTGGGGGCATTAAAAGCGTCCAGACTGGGTATACCGCAGTCAACAGCCTACCAAGCACAGGCGCCGGAGAAGACGTGTATTTCAGAGACATAACGATAAGCTCAGTAGCCACAGCGAAGTCGGTTCCAAGCTGCTTCGGTGCAATGAACTTTGACTTGGGTGCTCCATATGCAGTTTACCCCGGCGGCGGTAATGTCGGAGGAATCCTGCTTCCAAGGCTTACCTCCAGCACAAACTTGCGTATTAGTTCAGACCTTCCGGGGAACGCTAACACAAGGATAGCGGGTCGTTGGTATGTTATTGAATCAAATTAAGGAATTACCATGAACTTTTACGCACAAATTACCGACAGCAATATCTGCGGAGGCGTTTCTCAGCTCAGTGGCCCTGTTGACGCTTCAAACATGATTGCCATCACACAAGAGCAGTACGAGTCCGCCTCTGTGATGGGCCAGCAATACAATGCTTCAACGCAGACTTGGGTAACCGTCCCTCCAGCGCCAGCACCAGACACATGGGTCATCACGCGCAACGCCTTCCAGAACCGCTTCCCTATAACGGCCAACGGCGTGAGCACCAAGTACGACCTGATGACGCTGTTCTTGTCCGACACGGGCTATGCGACCTCTCTGGGCGTGACTGGCTCCGACCTGTACAGCCTGCGCTCAATCATCATCACAGGCAACAACCGTCTGGGTGTGGTGACCAACGTGAACCTGCAGGCACAGGAGACCATCGACTACGTGAACATGACCACAAATGTGGCGTTCCCTGAAGCGTTCCGCTTGACGACATCCGAGGCCAGCACGCTCCTGACAACGCCAGCAGCGCCCAACGAAACCCCGTAAGGAGCCACCATGCGCCTGATCGCCATCATCCTCTGCGCACTGTCCCTGACAGGCTGCGCGACCAACTCTGAATACGCTGCCTACGCTGACGCCCACAAAGCGCAAGCAGCGGCCCAGACAGCACGGTTCCAAGCTCTTGCTGACATTGCCCGACAGGGCGACACCACGGCCAAGGTTGCTGCTGTCATGTCCCTGCAAATGGGTGGTGGTCAGCAGAACGCTCAGATTGCTGCTCCCAAGTCGTGGGCCGACTACGCCATGCAATGGACGGGCTTGTTGCTGCCAACCATCGGGCAAGTGTATACCGTGAACAAGCAGACCAGCTTGGGTATGCGCCAATCTGACAATGCAACAGCTCTGGGTGTCAGCACCAACGCAGCGTTCGTGGGCATAGCCTCGCAGATTCAAGCGCCAGCAGCCAACGTGACCTTGAGCGGCACAGGTGTGATTGGTGCAGGTTCTTATTCGATTGGAGCAAACAGTGGGTCAAACTCTGGCAACAGTGGTCGCCTTGCTGGTGGCGGTATTACTGACAATACGGCTACTCCAACTGTGGTGACCAGCACCAATACCACAACGACAACCATCACCCCTGCGGTGCCATGAAAGACTGGGCCGTAGCATTCTGTGCAGCGGCCCTTCTGATTGGGCTGACCCTATGGTGCGTCCGCATTTTCTTTTGGAGCTTTTATGAACTGGTCTGACGCCCTCAAAGCCGTCATCCCAATCGTGGTCATGTCTTTGGCATGGCTTCTGGGGCAGGTCAATTCCTTCTCCGAGAGGCTGACAAAGATTGAAGGCCAGATGCCTGCGCTGATCACCAAGGAAGGTGTGCCCACGGACAGCCCAATCTCTGCTGAGCGTCGAGCTCTTCAAAAAGAGCAGTTGATGTCACACATCAACGAACTTCAAGTCAAAGTCAGGCTCCTTGAAGAGCGTGAAAAACTGGGGAAAAAATAATGTTTCCATTGACAGCACTGCTTGAGGTGGGCGGCAAGCTCATCGACAAGCTTATCCCGGACCCTGAAGCCAAAGCCAAGGCGCAACTGGACCTTGCCAAAATGGCGCAAGACGGTGAGCTGGCCAAGATGGCCAACGACACCAAGCTGTTCGAGATCGAGCAGACATCCATCACAGAGCGCTGGCGGGCTGATATGGGTAGCGACTCGTGGCTGTCCAAGAACATCCGCCCCATGGCGCTGATTGCCATCTTCGTGGCCTATTTCGTATTCACCATGATGTCTGCCTACGGCTACAACGCGCAAGAGTCCTACGTCCAGTTGCTGGGTCAGTGGGGGCAGATCATCTTCTTGGCCTATTTCGGTGGCCGCACCGTCGAGAAGCTGGCTGACATGCGGAGCAAAAAATGAAAGACAACTTTGACGAAGCCCTGAAGGCCATCCTCCACCACGAAGGTGGGTTTGTGAACCACCCCGCAGACCCCGGCGGCATGACCAATCTCGGAGTAACCAAGAAGGTCTGGGAGGAGTGGGTCGGCCATGAAGTTGATGAAAAGGCCATGCGTGCCCTGACGCCCGAGTTGGTTGGCCCGATGTACAAAGCCAAGTACTGGGACAAGATCAAAGGCGATGATCTACCTGCTGGCGTGGACTACGCCGTCTTCGATGCTGCCGTGAACAGTGGTCCGGGCCGTGCGGCCAAGTGGCTGCAGGCGTGCGTGGGTGTTGAGCCTGATGGTGGCATTGGCCCCAAAACACTGGCCGCTGTAGCCAAGTTTGATCCCACCGAGCTGGTCGAAGATTATGCCAAGCGCCGCCTGTCGTTCTTGATGGATTTGCAGCATTGGGGTACATTTGGTAAAGGCTGGAGCCGCCGCGTGGCGGAAGTCCAAAATACAGCCTCATCCATGACCGCATGAGGTAAGCCGTGCCACTTTCCAAAATATTGTTCAAACCCGGGGTCAACCGGGAAAATACCCGCTACACCACCGAGGGGGGTTGGTACGAGTGCGACAAGGTGCGCTTTCGCCAAGGCAACCCTGAGAAGATCGGCGGCTGGACACGTTTCAGTGCGTTCACGTTCTTGGGCGTCTGCCGGTCGCTGTGGAACTGGATCACCCTTGGCGGGGCCAGCCTGCTGGGCGTGGGCACGAACCTGAAGTTTTACATCAACCTCGGGGGCCAGTACTTTGACATCACGCCGATCCGTGGAACCCCCGTCACCATCAATGCCAACCCGTTTGTGGCCACGCTGGGCTCCAGCGTCATCACCGTCACAGACACAGCGCACGGCTGCCTCACCGGGGACTTTGTAACTTTCAGCGGGGCCGTAGGTCTTGGCGGCAACATCACGGCTGGCGTGCTCAACGCAGAGTACCAAGTCACTGTGCTGAACGTGAACTCGTACACCATCACCGTTCCGGCTACGGCCAACGCCACTGACGTGTCAGGCTCCCCGGGCGGCGGGGCGTCGGTCGTTGCCGCGTATCAACTCAACACTGGCCCCGAGGTTCAAATCCCGCTGGTTGGGTGGGGCGCTGGCGGCTGGGGCTCTGGGCCATGGGGCACAGGAACTGCAGACCCGATCCCCTTGCAGTTGTGGAGCCAGTACAACTTGGGTGAAGACCTGATCTTTGGCCCGCGTGGTGGGGGCGTTTATTACTGGGATTCTTCGGTTGGAGTTACCTCCAGAGGGGTCAACCTGACAACGCTTGGGGATGCGGATACACCGCTGTTTCAGAACAACATTGTGGTGTCGGACGCTTCGCGCTTCACGCTGGTCTTTGGCACCAATGATTACGGCGCGTCAACGATTGACCCCATGCTTATCCGCTGGTCAGATCAGGAAAATCCGTTTGTCTGGACCCCGGCCATCACCAACCAAGCAGGTAGCATCAGACTGTCGCACGGCTCTGAAATCATCACAGCCATCCAGACCCGACAGGAAATTGTCACGTTCACAGATCAGGCGCTGTACTCCTTGCAGTACCTCGGACCACCCTATGTCTGGGGCACCCAGTTGCTTGGCGACAACATCTCTATCACGGGCCCCAACGCTGTGGCGCTGGCTTCGGGCGTGGTGTACTGGATGGGTGTGGACAAGTTCTACGTGTATGACGGCCGTGTGCAGACGCTCAACTGCGACCTGCGCCGCTACGTGTTCGGGGATTTCAACCAAGACCAGTCGGCACAGGTGTTTGCGGGCACCAACGAAGGCTTCAACGAGGTCTGGTGGTTTTACTGCTCAGCCGAATCCACCACGGTGGACAAGTACGTCGTCTACAACTATCTTGAAAAAATCTGGTACTACGGCACGATGGCCCGCACCGCGTGGCTGGATACCGGCCTGCAACCTTACCCGATTGCTGCAACGTACATCCACAACATTGTCAACCACGAAGACGGTGTGGACGACAACTCCACGGACACCCCTGCACCCATCGTGGCGAGCATCTCGTCTTCAGAATTTGACATTGGCGACGGCCACAACTTTGGGTTTGTCTGGCGCGTGCTCCCGGACTTGACGTTTGGCGGGTCCGCACCATCCCCTGCCCCACAGGTCACGATGACCCTGCAAGGCCTCACAAACTCAGGCTCCGGGGTTACCGCTTCGGCCGGGCAGGCTGTGATCAAGGGCAGTACCTACGTGATCACCGAGGAGTTCACCGGGCAGATTTACACCCGGGTGCGGGGTCGGCAGCTGATCTTCAAGCTGGACTCCAGCCAAGTTGGCACCACGTGGCAGCTCGGCGCACCGCGCATGGACATCAGACCTGACGGGCGGAGATGATCTATGGCGACTGACCCAACCAAGATCATTGTTCCTGAACCACCCAACCTTCCGTTGGGCACGGAGCAGTACGAGCGTCGGTATCAGGACCAGTTCACCAACGTCTTGCGACTGTACTTCAACCGCTTGACCAATGCGCTGGCGGCTTTGTTTGGTTCATCGGGCGGAGCTTTGCTTCGTTTCCCTTATGGTGCGTTTCACCAAGACGGCGTAACCACACTGACTGCGGCGCTGACCAACACGTCAACCACGCCAATCGCAGTGGTGTCTACGGCTGATTTTGCTTCCTCTGGGGCCTTGCTGATTGGCGACGAGCTGATCCTGTACACCGGCAAAACTCCAACTACGTTCACTGGGATTACGCGTGGGGCGTATACCTCGACCAATGTGTCGCATTCAATTGGCGCTGCGGTATCGGAGTCTCTTGGCGTTGCTTCTGCAGCCACAGCGCGGTCGATCCCTTTTACGAATACCGACGCGTCAAACCAAGTCACCCTAAACACGATCAACACTGCGCATGTGGATTTCGCAGTCTCTGGGTACTACAACATCCAGTTCAGTGCGCAGTTGTACAACAACACCACCACCGAAGACCGCGTGACTTTTTGGTTTAAGAAAAATGGGGTTGATGTCCCGAACAGCGCGGGGGTTGTCACCATTCAAAAGAGCACGGGATCAGGTACAGGTGCCGTAATAATTAGCTGGAACATCGTTCTTGATGTCACTGCTGGCCAATACATTGAGCTGTACTTTGCCTCTGACACAGGCAACACCGTGGTCACGACCTACCCTGCAGGGACCGCGCCAGTGCATCCCGTTTCCCCGTCTGTCATCCTGACGGCCACATTTGTCTCCGCGCTGTACGCGTGATACCATCCAACAACCCATTTTCAGAGAGGCGCAAATGAGCCTACACGCCCTTGCCAACGACATGGCCTCCAAAGGCCGACACGGTGATTCGATGCTGGTGCACATGGCACCCAACGAAGTTGCCGGACTCCACGCTCTTGCCCTTGCCCACGGTGAAAAGCTGACCATCAACCCCCAGACCGGACTGCCCGAAGCGTTCAAGCTGAAGTCGCTGCTCCCTGTGATTTTGGGTGCTGCGCTCGGCCCCGCCGGTTTGGGCTTGTCGGCCATGATGTCAGCGGGTATTGTCGGCGCAGGTTACGGTCTGGCCAAGGGTAGCTTGAAAGAGGGCCTGATGGCAGGTCTTGGCGCGTATGGTGGTGCGGGTTTGGCGGGTAGTTTGGCCAGTGCTGGTGTGAGCGAAGTCGCAGCCCAAGAAGCGCTGAAGCAATCCGCCGCAACATCTGCGCAGAACCAAGCACTGATCAGTGCAGGCGCTACTCCGGCGGAACTTGCTGGGGCTAGTATGCCTACCACGGCGACTACAACGGCAAGCACTACCGGAGCCGCCGGAGCCCCTGCTGGAGCTGAAAGCGCATACCCTGTCGCAGAGGTCGTAGTTGATCCTATTCAGACCGCCACACAAATGCCTGTTCAGGGGGCCCCGGTTGATCCGGGAAGCTTGAGTACTGCAGGATACACTCCCGCACCGCCACCCACAGGGTTGGAAGCATTGCAGCAAGGCGCACAGAGTATCTACGACAAGGGTACGTTTGGCGATTTTGCCAAGGCCAACAAGAGCAACTTGTATGCCATAGGCGCTTCGGCCGCGATGGCACCGGAAGACGAAGAAGGCATGCCCGAGACCAAGCGTGACCCCGGCTACATTCGCCCGGCCCGTTACGACTGGCGCACTGGCAAGTACGAGTACTACGAACCCGTCAAGGCTTCGGAATGGGGTACACGCAACCTGTCGGAATACACCAACCCCAACGACCCCAACGCACGCACGCCGATCGGCCGCAAAGCTGGGGGGTTGATGGCCCTTGCCAATGGCGGAGCGATTGCATTTGCTGACGGCGGAATGACGCCCCAGCAGTATGAAAGCATCAACGCATTTTTAGCCACCAACCCCTCGGCCGAAGCTTTGGCCGCTTCGCAAGCGCAGTATGGTGTAAGCGATACAGACCTTACCCGCGCCCGAGAGTACGCTAATGTAGGTGCCCCTCC